GTCGCCACGCTCGGATCTGGCGTGCTCTACATTTACTGCCAGTAGGAGACGACCATGTCCGCGATGTCCGACTACCTCGAAGAGCAGTTCATGATGCACATCTTCCGCACGGGCACCTGGGCGAAGCCAGGTGCGCTGTGGGTCTCGCTCCACACCGGGGCCCTGGCGGATGATGCGTCAGGCACCGAGGTGAGCGGCGGATCGTACGGGCGCATCCAGCGCGATCCCCTCGACGCGAACTGGTCCTATTCCGGCGTGACCGGGATCATCACGAATGCGGCCGAGATCCTGTTCGCGAGCCCGACGGCGAACTGGGGCATCATCATCTGGGCCGGCGTGTGGGACGCCTCGACGGCCGGACATCTACTCGCGAGAGCGGCGCTCTCGTCGGCGAAGACGGTCAACAGCGGAGACGCCGCGCCGAAGTTCCCGGCCGGCACGCTCATCTTCACCGCGGCCTAGCGATGGGTGAGTTCAACTACTTCGCGCAGAGCCCTATCGTCGAGGACGACAACACGTCGTCCGGCACTGCGAACGAGGACAAGTCTGTCGCCCCTAGCGGATCGGCCAACACGAAGGGCTCGTACGTCGAGTTCTTCGCTGCGCTGCCGTTCTCGGTCATGGGCTTCACGATGGAGTGCCGCTCGAACAACGCCGGCTATGCGCTCTTCGACATCGCCATCGGTGCCGCCGGCTCTGAGGTAGTGATCGTCCCGAACTTCAGCGACAGCTACGGCCTCTCGGCCAGGACTCGTCGCTCGATCTTCATCCCCGTCTCGATCCCGAAGGGCACGCGTGTAGCGCTGCGCACCCAGTGCAGTTCAGGTGGCGCTGCGCTGTCGTTCAAGATGCGAGCGCATGCCGCTGGCTTCAACGGAGTCGGCGTCGTCTCGCAGTGGTTCGCATGGGGCGCCGACACTTCTAATTCCAGGCCAGGCCCCAGCGTAACGGCCGGCGGATCTGCGAACACGAAGGGTAGCTGGGTGCAGTTGGTGGCTGCAACCGAGATCACCACGAAGTGGCTCGCGGTCGCGATGAGTATTGCGGCGAGCCCGAGAGACTTCTCGACAGACATCGGGATCGGAGCGGGCGGCTCTGAGGTTGTCCTGATTCCAAGCATCTCGTTCGCGGGAGAAGACCTGGGTCAGATCCTCGGGCCATTCCCGGTCACGATTCCGAAGGGCACTCGCATCGCGGCCAGGACGCAATGTGAGATAGCCAGCAGCGCACTGCAGGTCGGCTGCTGGGGAGGCGGCTAGGTCATGGCACTCGCACTCGACAAAGATCACGGCACGCTCACCGCGACGGCCGGCGGCACCGAGGACACGATCCTCACCGAGACCGATTCCGGCATCTACGTGCTCACCGTGAACCTGAAGAACCTGGCGAACGGAGAGCGCGTTTGCATCCGCGCGTACGCGAAGGTGCTGACCGGGGATACGAACCCGGGGCTCGTCTTCGAGCAGGAGTACATGCACAAGCAGGGCGATGCCGCGGCGCCAGGATCAGTCGGCTCCGGCCCGATCATCGTGAAGTCTCCGCCCATCGAGTCGCCGTTCTCGCTCGTGTTCACGATCCAGCAGTTGAACGGCACGGCGCGAGACTTCGCGTGGAGGAGCGACCAGCTTGCCTAGCTGGAGTTTCCGGTCACTCTTCGAGTGGCTGGCGGGAGGCGAAGAGTCGCCCGAGATGGCGGCGAGCGGGTCGTTCATCATGATCGGCACCGCGAGCCTCCAGCTTGAGGTGTCGTTCGCAGCGGCAGGCTCGTTCACGCTGTCAGGTGCCGCGGCCCTGACGACCGAGATCCTGATGGCCGCAGCCGGCCTGATGGAACTGGACGGCGAGGCATCGCTGCGGACCGGCAAGCGGGCGGCCACGCTCTCACAGTGCGGCGGTCTGCTGGCGGCCGATTGCGACGAGTGGCTGTTGCGGATCTTCAAGAGGCAGGAGTGATCGCGCCGGGCATCACGCTGGAGGAAGTCGACGCGGTCTACAGGCGGATGGGCCTGAAGGAACTGTTCGTCCTGCCGTGGCACGAGGACGGCGTCCTGGTCGGGCTCATCACCGGGCAGATCGACCACAAGGAGAAGATCGGGTTCCTGGAGCGCATCATCGTGCTCCCGGAAGCGAAGAACAAGATCCGCGTGATGCACCAGATGCCACACGCGGCAGCCGGACTTGCGATGGCCGCGGGATGTACGCGCGTGCTGCTCTGCATCGGGCACCAGGACGAGCGGAGGGAACGGCTGAAGCGGTGGGCTCAGCGGTGTGGATACTCGCTGGTGAATGCAGACTACGACGGGCGAGAGTGGTACGCGCTCGATCTCTACGAGGAGAACTGACATGGACAAGGGTGGCGGCGCGACTCCCCCGCGGGAGAAGCAGATCGCAACGCCGACGGAGACCGATCCGACGGTGCAGAAGAAGAAGGCGGCCCGTCTGACGGCGGCGCGGTACGCGAGCGGGTTCAAGTCCACCATCGCTTCAGGTCAGCCCGACCAGGCGCTGGGAAGCACGACCGGCGCACAGCCTGGCGCGGCTGGCGCGACGGGCACCCTGACCAAGCTAGGCTAGGCCGATGGCGACCGCGGTAGCTGTTCCGCTGATGGGCGACGACTCCAGAGCGCAGGAGCACCTGCACAGGTACAACAGCCTCGTGCAGCTACTCTCGCTCTGGCTGCCGACCTGGCAGGAGATCACCGAACTCGGGATGCCGAGGAAGGCGAACGTCAATCTCAGGCGCTCGCCGGGCTCTCCGCAGACCGAGCGGCAGTTGGACTCCACCATGACGCACGCGGGAGAACTCCTCGCGGCGTCGATGCAGGGAGCCCTCACGTCAGGCTCGATCACGTGGTTCTACTTCCGCGTGCGCGGGCTCGTGACCGGGACGGACCAGGAGGCCGACAAGTACCTCGACGATGCCGGCGAGGCCGCGTACGACGAGATCCGGCAGTCGAACTTCTCTTCGCAGGCGCACGAATTCTACGCGGACTTGGGCATGATCGGGACCGCGGCGATGTTCATGAGCCGCAAGGACTCGCTGCCCGGCAAGCCGTGGAACGGGATCGAATTCAAGACGCTGGCGCCGGGCTCGTATGTCGCGAGTGAGGACGCGAGCGGCCGAGTAGACACGGTCTACTACAAGTTCAAGCTGTCGTCGCGCGCGGCAGTCACGCGCTGGGACCCAGGCTTCTTCGAGGGGAACTCGAACGGCAGGCTGCCCGAGCGCGTCTACAAGGACATGGAGTCGCCGAAGTCCGCGGACACCGAGCGCGAGTACGTGCATGGCGTCTTCCCGCGGAACGACCCCTGGCTCACTCGCAAGCTGCGCGTGATCGCCCCGAAGAAGCGCCCGTGGGCCTCGCTCTGGATGAGCGTGGACGAGCCGAAGATCGTCGAGGAGGGCGGCTACTACAAGTTCCCCTACGCGGTCGCGCGCTGGACGAAGGCGAGCGGCGAGACGTACGGTCGCGGCCCTGGCTACACGGCGCTGCCGGACGCGAAGACGCTCAACAAGCTGATCGAACTCAAGCTGCGGGCCCTGGCCAACATGGTCTACCCGCCGCTGAAGGTCCGCGATGCCGGCGTGATCGGCACGGTGCGCCTGGCGCCCGGTGCTCTGACTCACGTCCGCGACATGGATGCCGTCGAGCCTCTGAAGCTGGCGGCGGCCATCGACACCGCGGTGATGGAGATCAAGGCCCTCCAGGAGCAGATCCGGCGCGTGTTCTTCGCCGATCAGCTACAGCTACAGGAAGGCCCGCAGATGACGGCGTACGAGGTGCAGGTCCGCTACGAGTTGATGCAGCGGATCTTGGGCCCGACGCTCGGACGGCTGGAGACCGAATTCCTGGAGCCCGTCGTGGAATGGGTCTACGACACGATGGACCGGGCCAAGCGCTTCGGAGACATGCCGTCGTCGTTGATCGAATTCGTCAACAAGAACGGCGGCCGACTGGACATCGAGTACGAGGGCCCGCTGCAGAGGGCGCAGCGCCTCGCGAACGTGGTCACGATCCAGCGCTTCTCGCAGTTGGTGCTGCCGTTGGTCGAGGCCGACCCCGAGATCATGGACAACTGGGATCTCGACGAGACGATGCTCATCGCGGCGAAGGACACCGGAGTACCGAAGAAGATCATCCGCTCGACGGAGGCGCGCGACAAGCGACGTGCCGACCGCCGGGCAGCCCAGGCGAAGCAGGCCGAGCAGCAGAACCAGATCGAGAGCGCGAAGGCGGCTGGCGCTGCGGCGCCCGCGCTCAAGGCATTCGGCGAGGCCGCGAAGTCCGGCATCCTGCCGGCCGGCGGCCTGAGCGGGCAGGGCGTGCCGCCCGGAGGGATCGCGTAAATGGACGAGCCGAGGGACACACCGGCAGATCGAGATCTCGCGCTGCAGCTTCTCGAAGAGCGAAAGGCCCTCGAAGAGAAGCAGCGTGAACTGTTCCAGGCGTACGCGAATTGGTCGTATACGCCGAGTGGAGCCAAGGTGCTCGCGCACCTGGAGTCGGAGCTACGAGAGATGAGCTACCGGCCAGGGCGTGACGCCATGGAGACCGCATTCAGGGAGGGGCGTCGAGCGATTGTGCTAGACATCCTCGACAACGTCAAGAACGGACGGCTGCTCGTCGAGACGGCAGACCTGGAGCGGAGTGATCTACAGCAGGCAGCCGAGCAAGGGGACATCTTCGAGTCATGAGCACGCCCAACGAGAACGCGCCGGCCGCCGCAGTGGCGACAACCGGAGCGCCAGCGGCCGAGCCGAAGACCGAGGGGCAGCAGCAGACCGTCACCGCTCCCGAGTGGGTGCCGGCGGAACTGAGAGAGAACAAGTCGATCACGAAGTTCAAGGAGCCGGGTGAACTGGCGAAGAGCTACGTGAACCTGGAGAAGATGCTCGGCTCGCGCACCGAGGTGCCGGCCGACGACGCGCCCAAGGAGCAGTGGGACGCGTGGTTCAAGAAGATCGGAGTCCCGGAGACTGCCGACGGATACGATCCGCCAGCCGTCCCCGAGGGCATGACGCTCGACCAGGGCATCCTGAAGGCCACCCGCGAGAAGTTCCGCGAGCTAGGTGTGCCGAAGGCCCAGGCGAAGAAGCTGATGGACTGGTACATCACGCAGGAGATCGAGCGCACCAATTCGATCCTGCGCGAGCGGGCGGTGCAGCACGAGCAGGGCATGGAGTCCCTGAACAAGAAGTGGGGCGCAGCGGCCCCGAGGCAGATCGCGCTGTGCCAGCGGGTCGTCGCCGAGCTAGGCGGCGAGTCGGTGAAGAAGATCCTCGACGAGACCGGCGTGGGCAACGAGCCCGCCATCGTCGAATTCCTCGCTCGCGTGGGCGGGATGATGGAAGAGGACAAGCTGATCACGCAGGTCAACGTCGGCACCTCGAAGGAGCAGGCCGAGGCCGAGATCGCGAAGATCCGGGCAGAGGCCGGCAAGGACAAGAAGCACCCGCTGCGGAACAAGGCTCACCCAGAGCACGCCGCCGTGGCGAAGCGCTTCCAGGATCTGTACCAGATCGCGTACCCGGACATGCAGAACGACCAGGGTTTCTAACGCCGAGCGGGAGGGGCGCCTAGCTAGTGCCCCTCTCGCGAACGCGTAGCAGTACAGCAGGCCAGGCCCCGCAAGGATAAGCCTGGGCTCGCCCGGCGCGGCGACACGCGCAAGGCAGGGCCGCGAAAGCGACAACCCTCCGATGGTAGTGAACGCAGTGAGGCAGTGAACTACACCAGCCCAAGGAGGGCACAATGTCGCAGCAGATCCCCACCGCATACGTCAAGCAGTTCCACGGCGACGTGGAGATGATCGTCCAGCAGGAAGGCTCCGTACTGTCCGAGTGCGTGCGGAACGAGAGCCAGAACTCCGAGATCCAGTTCTACGAGCAGATGGGCCCCACCCAGGCCACCCGCTTCACCGACCGGCACGGCGACAGCCCGCAGGTCAACAGCCAGCACCTCCGTCGCGCCGTCACCCTGGAGTCGTACGACTGGGGCGACTTCATCGACAAGGTGGACAAGGTCCAGATCCTGATCGATCCGACCAACCCGTACGCGCAGGCCGCGGGCTGGGCGCTCGGTCGCGAGCGCGACCTGATCATCCTGGAGGGCATCTACGGCTCCGCGCTCACCGGCAAGGAGGGCTCCACGTCCGTGACGTTCGCGGCCGAGGTGACGCCCGCCACCACGCGTGAGGTGGCCGTGGACTTCGGCGGGACCGCCGTCGGTCTCACCATCGCCAAGCTGATCGAGGCGCGGCGACTCCTGAAGCGCAACAAGGTGATGCTGAAGCGCGAGAGCCTGTACTGCGCGCTCACGTCCCAGCAGGAGGCCGACCTGCTGAACACCACCGAGGTGACTTCCGCCGACTACAACAGCGTCAAGGCGCTGGTGCGCGGCGACGTGGACACCTTCCTGAACTACACCTTCGTCCAGACCGAACTGCTGGCCGACGAGAACGCGGCGCTCTTCCTCTCGTCCACCCATCAGCGCGTGCCGGTGTGGGTCAAGAGCGGCGTGCTGCAGGCGACTGCCATCGAGATCCAGACCGACGTGGTCCGTCGCTGGGACAAGCGCGGCTCGTGGTACGTGTACGCCATGGGCATGAGCGGTGCCGTGCGGATGCAGGGCCACAAGGTCGTCAGCATCCTCTGCGACATCCCGTAGCCTGGGCTGACGCAGATCTGATCGAGTAACCCCACATCAAACAAGGAGGGCCTTTCAATGGCTCTGTCGCCTCTCCATTCCTCGCAGTACCTCGTCTCCACCACCAAGCCGATCCAGCGCGTGGACGGTGCGGACTGGGGCGCTTCTCTGAAGTCCTCGGTGGGTTCGCTCACCTTCACGGCGGCCGGTCAGGGCACCGCGAAGATGGTGACCCTGCCGGCCGGGAGGAAGATCATCTTCCCGGATCTCTGCCGCATCGTGGCGCCGCAGGGCACCGCGAACGCCGACCTGCACGTGGGCCACTCGGCCTACGTCGAGCCGGACGGCGATACGGTCTCCGCGGATG